GTCAACGCTTCTTGCTGTGCAATTTGAGCAAGTCTTAAATTTTGTTCTGCTTCCAGACGCGCTGGTGTGCCTGCTGCCTCTAAAACTTTTTGCTCTGCCATTGCTACAGCAACATTTGCATCAGCAACAGATTTTTTAAGCACTGATGGTGCCAATTCTTCAGTTCTTGCAGTGGTTGATGCTTTGTCAATTGCCTCAAACATTTCCTTCGCACCGGGTATGAGTGATGTCACAGTCACCATCGACTTAAACGCCATTGATGGGCCACGGGTTGGGTCTGCTGCTTGCTCAGCAATACTCTCATAAAGTAGAGCCTCTTCTTGATCTCCGCTGTTGCGTTGAGCCGTTGCATAGTCCTTTAGAAATTTAATTGCTGTCTCTGGATTGACTTGCAAGGCAGAAAGAATCTGCCTATTGGTTTTCAACACGCTTTGCTGCTGCGCTTTGCTGAAGTTCTCAATGTACGGACGCAAAGCATCGGCTCTGTCTTTTGGTAGCACTGCTGCAAACTGCAACGCATCACGCATGGTCGGGTTTGGCTTTGCAAAAAAACGCGCCTGTTCCTGTGCTGCAAGTTGTTGCTGCTGTTGTTGTTGCTCAAAGATTGCTTGCTTTTGCTGTCTCTGTTGCTCTGCAAGAGCTTGCTTTTGCTGAGTTTCGACTATGCCTGAGCCAAGCTGGAAACCTTGCAACGACTGGGCAAATGGGTCTGCAACTTGTGTTAAATAATTAATTGGTTGCATATATTAAAACTCCAGTGATCCCATGAATTCGCCCGATACCGGGTTGATTTGTCCACCGCCTTGGAATCCACCGCCTCTACTGCCGAACAGCCCACCGAGCCCTCCTGCCCCTTGCAGCGCACCAAATGCCTTGTTGATGCCTCCAGTGAGTGCGCCTTGCTGGCCTAGTATTCCTCCTGCTGCGGCTTGCCCCTGCTGGCCTAACAAAGTAGAAATGTTTGCCCCTGTTTGCTGTCCAAATGTACCTTGTCGGGCTGCTGATGTTTGACCAATACTAGTAAGTCCTCCAAGACGTTCATATTGCTGGTTGATTAGGCTGGACAACAAAGCTGGCCTGAATTGCGCTAGCGCACCCTGCACATTGCCGCCACGTAATCCACCAGTAGCTGATGCGTTTTGCAGAATAGCGTTTTCACCCTGCTGTTGCAAGGCTTGAAATTGTGGACTGCCCTGCAAAGCGGTAATGGCCTCTTGCTGTGACCCTGGCGCACCCAGACCGATTAACGCTTGTTGCTGTGTTAATGCCCCAGTACCAGCCTGGGTGTATGGCGATAGGAGTTTTGTGATTTCATCAAACTGCCTGCGCTGCTCGTCAATTCCGGCTTGTGCTGCTTGTTGCTGTGTTTGGGAGGCTTCTCCGACTGACTCGCTGCCTTCAATTGCTCCACCCAGACCAGCGCCAATTACACCGCCAATGCCTGGCAGGAAGAAATTTCCAGCAATGCCGCCTAGCGTGCTAAGTAAACCCATAAAAACACCTCAATATTTATTGGATGCCGCTGGTAGCATCTTCCTCAGCGGATTGATTTTCGCAAATTCTGGCATTTCGTCAATCCATGTCCGATTCACGATCTTCCCACGCTTGACAAACCCGCATATCGTTACAGATAAAGTTCAGCTTCTCGCAGTGACCCCTGAACCCTGCGCCCTTGTCGTAAGTGGCAAGCGGGATACGCTCAATCCTGACTTGGGTCATAAAACTGTTGTCGTAGTATTCGCAGTTCGAACAGTGCTTGCGCCTTGCGTCTTTCTCGTCGCACTGCATCGCCTCGGCCAGCCCAACGTAAAACTCTTTGTTTGCGCCTGGCTCGTTGGTCGGCACTTCAGGGCCATAGTTCCAATCTTTGACCGCAATAGAGTAATTTTTCTTATTCTCTGCATTGGTCAAGAATTCTTCGTCCATCGGCAAGCCAGTAAAGCCGCGTGGAATCATCATAAAGTCTTTCATTTCTGCTCCTTAAGTTATTTCGCGCCCGTTGGCTCTGATGGTCAGAGATGTCGCAGCACCAGCGAGAGTTGAAATAAACCCGCTCGGCTCTAGTGCCTGTCCCACCAACTCGGGGAACGTGTAGGTCTCGTCAGGAGCAAGGCTTCTCGCATCCACAATCAAATTAGTCACGCCTGCCGTGCCGCCACTGGTAACTAGATTCACGCTAATCGCCACGTTTCCTGCCGTTGTATTTGTAGCAGTAAACTTGTCAATGATCGTCTTGCAGTTGGTCGCGGTGTACTGCGTAGTCTGGGCATTTTCAGCTTGCTTTGCTGGAATCAATACTTTTACTGTGACTGTCATATCTATTCCTTATGTGGCCTCGCCGCCGCTAGCGATGATGGTCAAGCCTGTTGATACCGCCTGAATCTGTATTGTGTCGCCTGCGTTCAATACTTCAATTCCGTTGTATTGCAAAGCGTTGTTTGCAGGTACAGGAACATCGTAGAGAAAAGCATTCCCAGTCCCTGCCGATCCTGCTGATGGCACGAAAAACACACGAACGTTTATGGCTGCTGCCGTTGTATTGGCGATGCTGAATTCTTTGACCAGTGCGCGGGTGCTGGCCGGTACTGTGTACAGCGTAGTCACGCCGGTTGTAATAGCGGCTTGTCCGAATTTAACTGGGGTGATTACATCGAAAGCCATGTCAGCACCTGATTAGATCGCACCCTTGGGGTTTGGTTTGCATACGGCAAGATGCCAACCACATCATGCGCCAACTCAATATTGTTACGCACCGGCGCAAGTACTAGCAATTCTAATGACTGGGCCAATCTTGCCAAAGCATCTAATGCCTGTTGCACTTTGGCGTTCAGAACAGCATCTTCAACTTTAGTATTTTGCGATAGTGCAATTATCTGAGCTAACGCTTCGTTTGCAGTTGCCGCGGCATTGTCTGCCTGAAATTCAAAATCAGTCCCTATGATTACTTGCAACGTATCAACAGTGGAAAACAAAAGCTCGAACTGTCTGATTTGCTGTTGGTCAGTCAAGAACTCCGCAAGCTGGTCACGGGTCAGGTTTAGCCTACGAGAAACAGGTGCGGTAGCCATCAATACGCCAGTGCTTCAATCTGCGCTTCAAGCCGCACATAGGATACGTGAGCATCACTGTCGCCACGGAAACGCTGGATACGCCAGTTCCGCATGTGGCCCTGCTGAAACCATGTAAGACGCTTTTTGCGGTTGCCAATCGTGCCGACAGAGATAAACTTTTCTTGCGAATAGGTCTGCCCATCAACGCTGTAGCTAGTGCTAATTTGTGGATTCTTGCCAAGCGCAATGCTACCCGTCAGACTGACAAGCTCAAGTTCGTTAAATATCGCCCCGTTGCTCTCGTTGTAGACAATCAGCGTCCCAAACTCCCATCGAACTTGCTGGCCCCAGTGGTGGCCTGTATCCTGCACCAGATATCCGATGTTGCTCGATTGCGGATCTCCCACCGTCCATTTGTCGTAGACCCACACCAAGTTTCTTGCAAGGTATTGAGCAAGTCCATTCAGGGTGCTAACCAAGGTAAACCAGACCGGCGTTTGCAAAGCCTCTGATGCGGCTGCGTCATAAACCAGCGTCTGGTCTGGCAAATGAACGTAGAGATGCTGGTGGTTCTTGTCGTTTCTCGCCTCCAGCTTAACCAGAGACAATTGCGCTTCGCTGTATTGAAGCAGGATATTGTCGATTTCTTGCGTGCTCACCTTTTGCGTGGTTGCGGCTGCGCCTACATAAATGGATGGAGCTTCATTTCGCCCACTTCCAAGAAATGCTATACGCTCAATAAAGACGCAACAAGCCTGCGTCCCGACAACGCCCTTTTGTAGCTGTGCGCCATCAATCCTTGCGAACGGGAACAACTCACCGCCAACGTTGTCAAATACCTCAATTGTGTTTCTGTTCAGCGCATAAACTTCGTTTCGCAGCTTGAGCAAAGCTACTACGGGATCAGGATCAACTTCTGAACTTCCGTATTTCAACGGGTTGACGATCAGCGGATCGGTCAACTCTGTGACGATCAAGAACTCGCCATCAGTGGTCATAAAGTAACCATCGACCCAAACGAAGTCCAGCACCACACCAAGGTCGGGGTCGGTCACCTGAGTCAGCGTTGTGCCACTCCAATAGTAAAGCCGACCACCTGATGCAATCGCCAGCAGGTCAAAGGAATAATCAAAGGTCACCAACTGAGTCACAGGGCCACCCACATCGCCCAGGATAGTCACAGCGCCTATGCTGGATATCTCGACTAGCTTTGTACCCATTACCCGATATAAATCGCCCTGCCAGTTGATGCCGCCACGGTCAATACCTGGGCCTGTGCCGTTTGCCACAATGCCATCGCCCGGACGCAAAAACCCATTACTGATGCCCGATACCTTGGGCACAGGCACAAGATTGACTGGATACGATGTCCGCAACTCTGGCGTGTTGTCGGTGTAAATACCGTTCACGATAGGTATTTGCATTACTTGGCCTTGTTGCGTTCTGAGATTCGCTTTGCCTTGGCTTGTGCGTCTGCTTTGGACGATGCGCCCCATGCTCTCAGACTCAGCAGAAGCCGGGTGGGTTCGCCATCCTTATATTCAGGGCCAGCATTGCCACCCATTCGCGCCAGAAACGATGCTCTGCGAGGATTGTCACCAGACTTGACGGGAGCTTTGATGTCTTGACCAGCAGCTCTCAGGCTTGCCCGTCCAGCAGCGTTAAGACCACCTTTTGGATTCTGGCCTTCCTTGCGTTGCCATGCTGGAGTTTTCATCGAAACCCCCTGATCTTTTCAGCAATCTTTTTGGGCTGCTTGGCGAACTGCTTTCCTGCCCTTGTAGCCTCGCGCTTCGCCCTGGTGGTTGCCGCATACTCTGCCGCAGACAGTGCCTTGATAGCCCTCTCAGGCAGATACCTTTCGCCCGTCTCGGACGATGGCTTGCCAGACTTGGTGCGCCAGTTCTGGCTAGACCAATCTTTCAGGCTTTTCTGCGGGGCTTTCATTTATAGCCACCGCCTTTTTTCTTGTACTCCACCGCCAACAGTTGTGCTTTTCTGGCAGACCATTCGCCCGGATCACCGCCTTTTGTCCCTGCCTTGATTCGCTCAAACAGTGCTTTCCGCATGGTTGGCTTCGTATAGTTGCCAGCCGCATTGACAGATGACTTGGGTTTAACAGCCATTAAATCACCGCGCCGTTTATAACGACAAACTGAATAACAATAGCCTCCGACAATGAGCCAAGAGTGACATTCCGTACATTGATGCTTGCGCTACCGGCGCTGACCTGTGCGTTAAGTGTGTATGCGCCAGCCGTGCCTGCGCTTACATGATTTAAAATTAACACATCGTTTGCTTCAATAATTGTATTGGTCAATACAAAACTGACGGTGGTTGATGCGTTAAGTGCCGCAGCGTCCATGGTAATTTGACCACTTTGTTTGCTCAGCGTCACCCCAGTAGATTTGCTTGTTGCTTGCGTTACTGTACCACCCGCACCAGCGGCATAGCCTACTTTGCCAGTGCCACCATTATTGATAATGCTACCAACGGTTGAAAGAAAAGAGGTCAGCGCAAGACTTGTGCCAGTAGCCGCACCAATGACTGGTGTTACCAATGTTGGCGTGTTAGCAAATACATTTGCACCCGTGCCGGTTTCGTCCGTCAGCGCAGCCGCAAGATTTGCGCTTGATGGCGTTGCCAAAAAGGTTGCCACATTCGCAGCCAAACCAGATACGCCAGTTCCAATGGGCAAGCCTGTGCAATTAGTCAACGTTCCAGAAGTTGGTATGCCAATAATTGGCGTCACCAAAGTCGGAGTGGTGTTGAACACCAGTAGACCCGTTCCGGTCTCGTCGGTCATTGCCGCCCGTAGATTGGCACTTGATGGCGTTGCCAAGAACGTCTGGATGCCTGCTGCATAAACCGTCTCGGCATTGATCTGATACCAACTGTTCGTCGGCTGATAAAACCTGATTGCCGTTGCAGTCCCTGCCGCCAATGAGGTCACGCCACCATAAATTGCAGTTGCACCATTTAGCGCGATAGTCAATGAGGTGATTTCCTGCGTGGTCGTAATCAGTACCGAAGTGCCATCAGGCACACCAGTGTTCAACGGTAGGGTGATCGTGCCAGTTGCCAGCGTTCCAGCGGGTTGCAATAGCATCCACTGGTCATTGCTGACAGGAGTAGGTACGGTAATGTTGAAACCACTGCCCGGCACATAGAGATTAACCGCCAAAGTAGGCGATGCAAAACTCTGCTGAAAGAAAGTCAGCAAACTGCCGATAGATGTGCGCCTCGCATCCCCGTTGTTCGGCGAATAGACGGGTAGCTGATCGCCGCTGGAAATCGTGCTGAGTACGGGTAACTGGTTGATCGTTGGCATGATTGTCCTTAGTAATACTCAAGCGGCCCATCAGGGCCAGCAGTAACCGGGTAATAGGGTGGCCGTACATACGGGTTATCGTAAACCCTCCACGGCTTGTTACCAGCGCCAGCCGGCATGGTGCCTGGCAGTTGCTGCTCAAGCGGGAATGTGGCCCTTTGCAACAGAATGTCGTAACCCTGCTTTGCAGTGGTCTTGGTCTCGATCATCACCGTCTTGCCGAAACTTGGCGCCAGCCTGATGCCTAGACTACAAATGATTGCTTCATAGGCCGAATCAGGAACTAGGGTTTCCTCGTCCAGGCTGCTGTCCTGTGGACTCGATGGAAGTGGATAGCCAAGACGGATGCCCTTGGCGTTCCAGTCCGCCATCATTGCATCGAGGCGGCGTAGTGCTGATTGCAATTGCTCTGGTGCAAGATCAAAAACATAAGACGCGAGCCCGATTTCTTCAAAGGCGGCGCTTATGAATTGTCGTTTGGTGTAGCCCATTGCAGTTCCTCGATGTGTTTCACCAGCGTTGCATCTGACCACCGCTTATCTACTTTTAGCCCGATCGCTTCGGCCTGCTGCAACATTTCAGCTCGAGTCGGTGGGCTGTCGTCTTGTGGCTGTTCAATGACTTCAGGCGTTTCAATGATTTCAGGCACAACTTCAACACGGACGCGCCTGCCAATTGGCGATGGGCGAACTTGCTTGGTTGCTTTGCGCTCTACTGCCTGGGACTTTTTCAGTTTTCGCTTTTGCAGCCGCAACTCTTTCCACGGAGCAAGAGCCTTGGTTTTGACGATTGCGGCTGACTTGATCATTTCTTCATGGTCTTTTTTGCTGCTGGCTT